AAAGAGGCAGACCAAAAAAGGCCGTGATTTTTCAAGAAGCCGAAGAGGTTTTGACTGAAGATACTTCTTTAACCAAAGAGGAGATTTTGTCTTTTCTTAAAAGGGCGGCGTTAAGTTATGATCGAGAACCGTCCGAGGGAGTTCACCTTGACCGTCTTGAGAAAATCGCCGAGGAGCTTTTACAAAAGTTAAGTTGCTAAAATGCCCAAAGCATTAGAGCGGAAGTTGAAGACCGAGGCTCGCAAGAAGTTTCGTTCTACCACCTCGGAAAGAGCGAGGAAATATATTTATGGAACTTTGCGGAAGATGGGTTGGAGGCCGTCCCGCCAAAAGTAAATGAACAAGCGTCAGTTGATCCAGCAGGAGAAAAATGATTTCGACAATAAGGAAATCCAAATCGTCGAGGGTTTTACGTTTAACCAGAAGAAAACCATCGAGCGGATTTATCGTTATTACAATTCCAAGTTTGAGGAAGGAGATGTTGACCGAGACGGCGACAAGAAATACTTTTTTAACATTTCGAGAAACCCCTGCAAGGTAACTACCAAGGCGATTGACTTTGACCCCAAGGACATTCGTATTCTTACCGCCGCTGGCGGCAGTCCGCTGACCACCTGGTTTTTTGAGAGAGACCTGAAGTATCGGATGAAAGACCAAAACTTCGGTCGAGTTCTCAACAGAATTTTTGAGGAGTTGCCGATTTTCGGTTCAGTGGTCATTAAACTGGTTGATGGCAAGCCGGAGTTTGTCGATTTAAGAAATCTTATCGTTGAGCAATCGGCCGATACTCTGGGCCAGGCAAATTACATCATCGAGAAACACATCTATACTCCGACTGAACTGAGAAAGATTGGCAAGAAACTGAACTGGAATAATTTAGAGGCGACGCTAAAAGAGCATTACAAAACACAGTCTCCATATATCTACGTTTATGAGCGATACGGGGATGTGATTGATACTGATGCAAAAGGAAACCAGACGAGGGCTTACAAAAGATTAGTTTTGGCCGATGTCGGTAAAGACGAGAGGGATAGCTACGGTAATGTTGCTTCAGTTGCTCCTGGAGTTGTTTTAGAAGAAACTGAAGTCGAAACCCATCCCTATAACGAATTTCACTTAGAGAAAGTGCCGGGTCGTTGGTTGGGCGTGGGCGTAGTTGAGATTTTGTTCGACGCCCAGGTCAAGCAGAATGAGATTGCCAATTTAATGTCTAAGGCTTCTTACTGGGCGGCCCTCCATTTGTTTCAAACTCCCGATGAAACCGTCAACAGAAATTTGAGAACTGACGTTAGGGACGGGGAGGTGTTGAATCCTGATCAACCAGTAACTCAAGTGGAGATTTCAGAAAGAAACTTGGCTTTTTTTGCCCAGGAAACCCAGAAGTGGATGCGAAACGCCGACGACCTGACTTTTAGGTATGAGGTTGTGTCTGGCGAAAGACTGCCAGCGGGGACTCCGCTCGGCTCGGCTAAGATTTCTTTAATGATGAACGCCGCCTACTTTGACCAAATCAGAGAGAACGTGGCTTTGGCGGTCAAGGAATTTTTATACAATGTGGTCATTCCCCAATTTAAGAAGGAAAACGGAGGAGAACACATTTTAAGATTGACGGGAATAGACCTGGATAAAATTAACAATCTGATTATTGACCAGGCGGCAACAGACGAACTTTTCTCTTACATGGCTAGGGAGAATAAATTGCCCAGTCGGGAATATCTTGAAACAGTCAAATCGGCCATTGGCGAGAGGGTTAAGCAACATAAAGAAAGACTGCTTAGGATACCTGGCGATTTCTATAAGAACTTGAAATATAAATTGGATATTGTTATCACCGGCCAGTATCGGGATACGGCGGTGGAGTCCCAGGCCCTATTGGCCTTAATTCAGGCTTCTACCACTGATCCGATGATGGCCCAGGTAATTGACAGAAAGAAGCTGGTCAATGCCTGGTTAGAGTCTGGCGGTATCAACCCGATTGATTTCGAGCCAGAGAAGCCGATGCCCTCGATGGCAGAGATGATGATGGGTATACCGGTCAAGGGAGCCGGTGGCGGAGTCTCCAAGCCTTTGCCGATGCCGAGCATGATGTCGAGTATGCCAGCGACGGCCGAGCAAACTCTATGAACGAGGAATTGTTAAGAAACCAAATGGAGTCTTTGGCGAAATCGCAATACGGCGAAATACTAATGGAATTTATCGGACAAAAGGTTGACTCTTTGAATAAAATCGGCGATATTAAAACATTCGAGGAATTGGCGGGACGACAGGAGGCGATTAAGCTCTTAAAAGATATGTTTCGTTTTTTGGAGGCAAACCGAAAACCAGAAAGTTCTGCCACATTGAAAAACGAATATCAATGACCCAAAAGGTCGAAGATAATTGAGTTTAACTAACCATTCTCTTAAAAATGGAAGAATTATTTGAGAAGGAAAACTCTATAAACCAAGCGGGGGAAGATACCGCTGGACAAGAAACTTCCACTGGGGAATCGGGAACCCCTACCGAAACCGAGCTTCTAAAGAAAGAACTGGCCAAGGTTTCCAAGTTGAATGAGCAATTATTTGCTCGTGTCAAGAAAGCGGAAACTAAAGTTGAGGAGGCGCTAAAAACGTTTCCCAAAGTCGGCCAGACGACTAATCCTTCTGAAATTGTCCAAATCCTCTCTGCCTTTGATGGTTTGGATGCTTCGGAGAAAAGTCGTTTAATCCAAGAGGCAAGACTCAAGGGTATTTCTTTGGAAGACGCCAAGAAGGACGAGGATTTCGTTCTTTGGCAAACAGCGAAAAGGCAAAAAGTCGAGGAAGAGAAAAAAGTAATTCCTCCCTCGACCAAGCAGGGCGAAGATATTTCCAGTCCGCAGGCGAAAATCAGGCGCTTCAAAAGCGGTGAAATGACGTCTGAAGAGGAAGAGGATTTCCTCGTTGAGACTGGAGCTTATCGGAGGCCTGTGAAACAGAGGGAAGGTTAAATGGGAAGAGTAGTTTCGAACGACGTTTCGGCCATAATTCCTATTCTTTGGAGCAAGTCAGTTCAGAAGAACCTTTACAAATCCTTGGTGGCGATGGAAGTGGCTAACACTGAGCTAAGGGATGAACTGAAATATGGAGATACTATAAGAAAAGCGTATTTCTCCGGCCTTTCAGCCCAGACCTATACTCCTGGCACGCCTCTTTCGGCAACTAACCTAGATTTTGCTCAAGATTCTTTGGTGGTCAGTTCTTACAAGCACGCAACCTTCTACATCGACGACCCGAAAGACCTCCAGACTTATCCTGAACATATCGCTCCATTGACACAGGATGCCGCTTATCAGCTTTCCAATGTTATTGACAGGCACGTCTTTGCCAATATTACTGGTGCAGACGGCTTCGTCAGTTTTGGCGCTGATGCTGCTGGTTTGCAGGGTGGCACGGCTCATCGACCCGTTTCCGCTGGTTCTGCCGCTATCATCAACATTTTCGCCAATGCAAGAAAGTTGTTGAGGCAGAACAATGTAGAGGAAATGGGAGACTGGGTTGCTCTCGTTACCCCGCAAATTGCCTATTACATTGAGACCAAATCGACTTCGGTTGGTTACAATACCGCTGACGCAACCCTGAGGAATGGTTATACTGGAGACTTTATGGGTTTCAAGGTCTATATCTCCAACAATCTGCCTTCGGGGAAGTGTTCGGCCATTGCTACTACCATCTCTGGTGGTGCGGTCTCGGCAACTACTTGTAAGGCAATTTACTTCGGTAGGAAGGGAATGATTGATGTTGTGATGCAGAGAGTCCCATCTCTTGAAATTCGTAAGTGCGAAGACAAGATTGGTTCTAACTTCATTACATGGACTGTTTACGGTTCCACCGTATTCACTCGCAATCGTTCTCGCGGCTTGAATGTCGCCGTTCAATCAGGCTACTACTAGTGAGTAGTTAAGCCTCAAATCTTGTGCTATGTGCTTGGCTTGGTGGGTCAATCTACCAAAGCCAAGCCTAGATTGACACCTAGCATCATGAAAATCTTTGACAATTTAAGAAAATGGCTCGCCAGTAGAAAGGCGAAAGGAGACCTCATCAAAAGGTATGTTTTTGATTTGGAGGTAAGCCGAATTATGGAGTCGTGGGTAACCAAAAGAATCCTTGAGGGGCAATCTGGTCGTAGGCAGGAATTGCTGGATTTACAGCAAAAAATTAAGGAGACTGGATTATTCATTGACTTTTTAAGAAAATTGTGAATATACTTTTTGTTTTAGACTCGCCAATGTCGTGGGAGAGCGGTATCTGGTTTCACCGTAACCATCTTCCTTCTATTGCCCTCCAGAATAGAGGACACGAAGTAAAGTTTATGTCGGTGGGCGGAACAACCCCCAAAGAGTTAATGGAGTATCCCGATACTGTTATCTTTGGCAGAACTTATCATCCATCGGCTAATCCCCTTGTATTGATGCGAGAGTTCAAAAACGGCAAGAAAAGGGTTATCTACGATTTAGACGATGACTTTTGGTCAGTAAATCCAGACAATCCCTCCGTTTTAGTTTCTAGCGCCTATAAAGATCAATATGAGGATTTTATCAGGGAGGCCGATGCTTGTATTACCCCAAGCCCGATTTTGGCTGATAAGATGAGAAAGTTGGTTAGGGGGAAGAAGGTGTTTATCTGTCCTAATATGATAAACACTGAGTTCTATACACGTAGGTCCGATGATAAAGACGAATTGATCGTCGGTTATATGGGGGCGGCTTCTCACTGGAAAGACTTGGAGATTATAGGAGATGTTATACCCGACTTACAAAAAAAACATAAGTTTCTTTTTGTGCTCTACGGCATGACGGGTAATCCCCTAGAGGGCGAGATGTATAAATACACCCGTATTCTTTGGCAGGGACTTCAGCCAGAAAAAGCGGCTTATCTGCAAGGAGCACTGGACTGGTATAAAAAGGTTAAGGGGCTGGATATGGTTCATGTGCCGTTCTACCCACCAGAACTTCACCCTTATAAATTGAGAGAATGTGACTTTGATATAGGTATAGCTCCCCTTTATGATTGCGAGTTTAACCGAGGGAAGTCCAATATCAAGTTTTATGAGTATGCGGCTGTCGGTACGGTTACTCTTGCCTCCGATGTCTTGCCCTACAAAGAAGAAGTCAATTATAGAGCCAAGAATACTTACAAGGATTGGTATTCCAAGCTGGAGAAGCTGATAGTCGATAAAGATTTCAGGGAAAAAACTTTACAGCAACAAAGAAAATGGGTTTTGGAAAACAGAACAACAACACAGGTTGGTTTATCCTGGGAAAAAGCCTGTCAGCGAGAGGGTGGTCTGCCCGTTCTAAACCAAAAGTCTATGCCATCGACCACAACGCCATCCTCGCAGATGCCTTAAAGGAGTTTGAGGTCGTCGATAGCGTTGAAAAAGCAGATAGGGTGGTAGTTTGGGGCGACACGACTTCGCTAGAGAGGGGCATGGTGAATTACGCCAAATTGTTGGGGAAACCGACTATTGTCGTTCAGCACGGTAGAAGAGGAACAAGCCGATACTACCCGCCCTTTAATGAGCCAATTACCGCAGACAAGTTATGTGTTTGGGGCGAGAGGGACAAAAAGTCGTTGGTGGAAGCGGGACACCCAACTGATAAGATATTTATTACGGGAACGACTATTTTCCAGCACCTTAAAGGAAGAAGGTCGCATGGGAGAATGAATATCGTATTCTGTCCAGAACACTGGGATAGGGAATTAAGCGAAAACAAGAACGTCGCTCAAGAATTGAGAAAGTTAAGAAAGGGATACCGCATTACGACCAAGATAATTGAGGGACACGACCCGAAACTATACGATAACCCAGTTTTTTCAGACAGGAGCAAGCCAGACCATTTGGAGATTTGCGCTGAAGTTCTTTCAACAGCCGACTTGGTGGTAAGCATATCGGAAAGCACGTTTGAGCTTATGGCTCAATACTTAGATATTCCAGTCGTAGTGGTTGAAGACTGGTTTCCCAAGACATTCGGCGGAGATGAAAGATACTACAATTACCGTAGAGTTATTAGCGAAGCGGCTAAAAGAACTAGCCTAAAAAACCTAATTGGAACTATTGAACAACAATTGGGCGAACCGCAAGAATTGGGCGGACAAAGAAAAATTGTGGCTATCGAAGAGGGCGGCACAAACATTATCAACCCGTTAAAAGAAATATGCCGAGTAATATCTCTCAGATAATTAAAGACCTTTATCCTTTCAACCGCACTCTTTTGGGTGAGGGTTATGATAGCGCCCTGGAATACCTGAAGAAACTTTTAGATTTGAGAATAATAGAAGTGCGCTCTGGCACGAAATTGGAAACTTGGGAAGTCCCGCGAGAATGGATAGTCAGAGACGCCTGGGTGAAGTTTAACGGAGAGAAGATTATTGATTACCAGAAAGACCCACTGAGTCTGTGGGTTTATTCCCAACCATTTCAGGGCAAGGTTTCGTTTGAGGAATTGAAAAAACATTTGGTGGTTTCCGATGAGTTGCCAGACGCTATACCTTACCACTATGTTTTTTATGAGAAAGATTGGGGGTTTTGTCTGCCCAAAAATAAACTATATGAGCGGGTGCCGATTTGCAACGATTGTAACGATTCTCTGAGGGGGATTGACCCGACCGTTGGCAAGGTCAGGATAGAGGGAATCAACGACAAGCCGATGTGGAAAGATAGATTGCAAGAAGGAGAGTATGAAGTTTTTATTGATACCGAGTTCAGAGACGGCACATTAAAAATAGCCGAACATACTATTAAGGGAAAATCCGACAGGGAGATACTTTTATTTGCTCATTTAGATCACCCATTTCAGGCGAACGACAACCTTTCTGGTGTGGCTTGTTTGGTGGATTTGGCGTTTAAGTTGAAAGATAAGTTTAACCACACCATAAAAATAATCTTCTGTCCGGAGACAATCGGTTCTATCGCTTACGGGCTTTTAGAAGATATTTCTAAGGTGGATTTTGTGGTTGCCCTAGATGCTATTGGTGATGATAATACTTTGCTAATCCAGAAGCCGCTTGACCAGAATAAAC